TCAAATGTAGTATATGATGCATTAACTGATCTAGTACCAAAATTAGCACTTGCAGGTAATATAAATGTAATTTGATTTGTATCATCATCAGGATTTGTTGGTAAATCTGAAGAGATATTATTAATTACAACAGAAGGAACAGAAGTTGTATATAAAGTTCTACCTGTTAATGGGAATACACCAGATGTGAATGAATGAATATCAGATGTTAAAGTTCTTCTCATTCTTAAAGATTCTCTAACTTTTGCAGTTCTAACCAAATTACTTAACCACCAACCATATCCAATACTTCCTGGATTAATACCAGAATTTGGATTAGTATTTCTTTGACCTTTAGAATTAATAACTGCCAATCTCTCAGAACTTAAGATATTAATAATACCTCTTGGAGAAAATTCATTTTCTTGCTCAAGAATATCTCCTCTTTCGACTGTAGCATCAACATCAATACTTCTATAATCTGCTGCAGATCCAACAAAGATATAACCTTCAAAATCAGATCCAAATTTTGGAGGAGCTGAGAATTCAATCAAACTACCAAATAATCTAAATGAAGATAATGTTGAGGGATATGCTTTAGCAGTAGATGGAATTTGATAAACTCCATCTATAAACAAAATTAAGTTAGCAGAAATATCTGCCCCTCCTTCTACCTCAGAATTTTTAGAAATCAAACTAAATATTTCGCCGTTAACATCACGAAGATCAAATGCAGTTTGGATACCATTAAATTGATTTCCAATACTCTGAATAGAAATTTGCTCACCAACATAGAAGCAATTGAATGGTGTTCCATCTGAGGGTGGTTCAGTAAACACTAATTTTGAATAAGATGTTCCAACTTCAACCAGATTGTAAGAAGATCCTCTCTTTTGAAGGATACCATTAACGATAACAAAAATATCTTTATCTGAAGTAATGAATACGTCATTTCCATCTTCCTTTAGAATAAATTCTGTCTTTTCACTATCAAAACCTCTAGTGAATGATTGAACTGTTAAGGTATATGGAATTATTTTTCTTACAGAAGAATTGTCACCATGGAATAGGGGAGAATTTGTATTTAATTGAGGTCTAGTAACAGTTAAAGTGTTTGATGAAATATTTGTAATTTTTACAACTTCTACACTGTCAATTGAAATATAATCACCATTAGAAAGACCTACAGCACTATCTACATCAAATACAGTATCTCCGGGAGAAACACCAAATTCTTCATCAATAGATGTAATTGTATTAGTTTGCTGAGAACTGATAAATCCAGAGACAACCGTATCTGAATTTTGATAGGCATTATCTCTATTAGCAATTGAAGCATCAACATTCAAATCTTCAACCGTTAAAGTATGATGTAAGAATCTAATACTAGTATCTTGAACAATAGTTAAATTTAAACTACCTGAACTAATATTTGTAAGGGTAATCGTTTGTGTCCCTTCATTAATAGCAGAAATTTCAAGTTCATCATCATCAATACTAGTCAGTCCAAAAGATGTTTCAAATTTAACCCTATCACCTACAAAAATATTAAGTATTGAATTGACAACGATATCAAAAGTTCCTGCTGCAGCAACCGTTGAAGTATTTCCAGTTTCAACATTAACTCTAGTAGTTTCAGTATTCTTACTAACAATTCTTGAATTTACTAACTCATTAGAATGAATTACAAAATCTCCAACAATAAAATTATCAATAGGTTCTTTAGTATGGATAATGTTCTTACTAATATCATCAAATTGATAGTTAGGAGTTGTACCTAATGATCCATCTGCATCTGATCTTTGATATAAAAGACCAATAAATTGTCTACCAACCGTATTGTCTGCTCCGACATATCTTTGAGGTGGTTCAAAGAAGTTAATTTTTCTAATACCACTTGTAACAGTTTCATACACAATATTTGGAGTTTGTACTACACCAGCAATTTCAATAAAATAATCTTCAGGTTTGATGACAAGACCTGCAGGTATTATAAGTTGTCCATCATTAACTTTATAATCATATTTTGTATTTAATAAAACTGTTGACTGTTCTTCTAATGAAACTCCCAGAGGATCAATAATTATGATTAAAGTATCATAAGTAAATCCATAATTAAATATTAAATTATTGTTACTTAAATCAATATCATAATCGGAAGTTGTGATTACAATACCATCGACAAATACAAAATAACTATGCTTACTTGTACTTCCGCTAGGTTTGTTTGCTAAAACAATGGGAGTGCCACCAACAACAGTTCCTGTAGTAAATTCATTTTTTAAGTATCCAGAGAGATATCTCACTGAAAGTTCACTTCCGATAGGAAGGACTTCACCAAATGTGATTGTTGGTGATCCACCGCCAGCAGAAATACTAAAGTTAGCGTTTTCTTGTAAAGCACCATCAACAAAACACATATAGTTATCTTCATCGATAGAGGCAAAAATACCTGCTGGGAATGGAGAACTATCGTATTCAGTAAGATCAAAAGTATCAGTTGCAGCAACTGTAGTTTGTGCCATACAATAAACTACCGTGTCATCATTAACTTGCCTATATCGCATAACCTCACTAGGCAATAACTCACCAGCATCCCTACTTGAAGAGAATCTAATGGTCTTATCAGCATCGGTAACAATCCAAGAAGAACCATAAGTTTGAATAATGTTGTCAAGAATGACTACCATTTGATCAACATCATAATCAGCAATGAATACATCATTACCATCAACATCTACTGGTTTATTTGGATTTATTACTTTTAATTCAAAAGCAGTATCAACTCCATTAAATTGATCTGAAATATCATTAAAAGCGGCAACAACTGATTTATCAATTTCTTTTACATCAGTTAACAATCTATTTTTGACTTGAACTTCATCAAATCCAACATTTTTTGTTACAAGATAATTATATTTTGTTCGGAATGATACAACTTCATTAACGTTAGTTTCAACTTTTACAATTGAAGTAAGACCACTTCTATTACCAACATTATTAGTAATAGAAGTTCTTGCAAATAAATTATATCCTGTTGGATGTGCTGCTTTTTGATATCCTTCTTTCCATTGTGTGTATGGAATTTCAGTTCCAATTTCATATGCAAATTTCTGATATCTGTAACTATCTTGCAATCTTAATGCACTAGAACTTAAGAATGATTTAGTATCTAAGAATTTCTTAGGCGTTTGAATAATAGGTTCTACGTTAGTTAAAGCACTAATACCAAAAGCATTTTCAACGATACCAAAAGCACCAGAATCAGATCCTCTAATTTCGTCATTTATGCCAATCAGATAGTTGTAATTTTCAATTCTTAAAATAGAACTACCTTTTTGCCAACCTTTATTTGTAGTTACATAACCAATTTGCAATGGGTTATTATTAACTGTTACTTTCTCACCAGTAATAAATTCAGATTTGGATACAATGGCAGTAATTGATGCTTTCCTAGTTAAAGAAATAAGTTCATATCTAGATGGATTTGCTCCATTAGGTAAAGTAATCTGTGTCATAGGATTGACATCAGGAGTACCATTTGCTACTGGTTGCTCTCTACATGAAACTGTGGTACTATTAATTTTTGCGTAAAAGTTAATAGCACTATCTACAAAATACTCTACCCCATTGGTTTCGTAATATGCTCTAAATTTGAAAATGTCATCTTCAAGTATATACTGATTAAATGCAAATTTGAAGGAAATATCTCCATTTGAAGTCACTTTAGCATAATAATATTTTTCAACATCAATTAAAGGAGCACTATTATATCTAATGCCAGGGAAGATTAATTCTGAAGTAAAAATGCGTCCATTTTTTACTGTACATTCAACAACAGCATGATTTACATTATTATCTGATAATCCACCACCACTTAATACAACTCTAGGAGAAAATAGATATTGCTCTCCAGCATCATCAACTCTAAGAGAAGATACAACAAAATTGTTTTTAATTTTTAAAATTCTTGGAAAAATAACAGATGGTTTTTGAGTCGGGTCTGGACTATATCCATATCCCGAAGATACTGCTTTAATTTTATTAATTTTACCGATACTATCGGATACAGGTTCTAGAATAGCACCCTCACCAGAAACTGTATTAATAGAAGAAATTATAGGAGATGTAGTATAATTAAATCCACCCGATGTTAATGTTGCAGTATTGATACCTCCAGATGCTGTTATTGATCGTGTGATATACCTAATAGTGTTAGATGTGTAATTAAAGGTATTATCAGGAAGAGGATCTTCGGTAGCATAAACTTCAAAATAAGAAGTGTTTGAAGATACAACTGTATATTCACCATTAATTGGTTCTGAGATTGTATTTACAATATAATCTTTATAATCAGAAGGAGTAGATACACTACTAATTCTCATAATATATTCGGTTAAATCTGAATCATCTGGATATATTGAGAACTTTGTAATGTTTCCACTTACAATAGTTTTTTTGATATTAACATCAAAATATTTTCTACCAATTACAGTTGTTTGAGTAACAGTATCATAAGATGGTCCATAAAAATCAATAGAAATAGCATTAGAATTTGGATTACTTACAGTAAACGTATAGATAGATTTTTCATAAAAATCTAATTGATTAATTGAAGCACTCAATCCAGATCCAGTATTAATTTCAAATTGTTTTGGATTAGTAGCAGTATTATACTTAACACCAAATTCATTTGTTTTTTCTAATGCAGCATCAATTTTAACAAAATCATTCTGAACTAAAGAATTATTAGCACTATTAATTTTTGCAAGAATTCTATTTTGATCATACTTAACTACTTTTCCACTAATAAATCTTAATCTATTAACTGCAGTTCTTGGATAATGAGTTACAGAACCACTTGAGAAAAGACCTCTCTTTAAAGTTAATGTATGTCTATAAGTAGATGCTAAAATATTTACATTAATGAACGATTGACTAGGACTATCGTAGACAGCATTGGTGCCAATTTGAACTTGAGGATTTGAAGATATGTTTGATAGTCGAGTAAACGTCAAATCTATAACTTCACCACCACCACCTAATTGAACAACATCTCCTGCTACTCCATTAAGATCTTGTAATACACCATCAAAGAACAAATAGAATGTTCCAGTATTACCACCACCACCAGAAACAATTTTGGTTGCAACTACTTCATCTTCTTTAACTGTGTTGATATTAACAATTTCAAATTTTTCATTAGTAATCTGTATAATATCTCCTACTGTAAAATTATCACTATCAAATACAGTAATATCTACAGCAATAGATACAGTAGTTCCATTAGGATAAAATTCTTGACTAGTATTGTTTACACCTCTAACTACAAGAATTGCATTCTCTGATGGAAAATTTTGAATAATTTTACAGAATTCAGATCCAATCTGAACATACTTACCAACTGCGAAATTTGCAATTGTTCCTGAACCTGGATTATAATTAGTTAATTCAAGATATCCAGTAACACTATCTACATCATTAATTAAGTCAGCACTATACTCTAAGTTATCAATTGCTGGAGAACCAATCGCTAATCCAGATATTTCAGTTTCTACATCGGCATCAATTGTTAATGAAGTATCAAAAATTACAGTACCTCTTGTAATTGGACCGTTGACAACATTATCAAGATAAATTGTTTTTAATTTTTGATCTACAACATGTACTGTTGCACTGTATCCCTCTGAAGTTTCAATAGTAGAACTTAGATTAAATGGGACATTTTCATCATCATACTCTAAGTAATCAAAAGTATCTTTAGAAACACTTTGTATTGTTTGACCCTTAATAGTACTGATATAACCAGCAGCACCAAATCCATCAGTTCCTGTATTGGAAAATTCTAGAACATCTCCAAGTTTATATCCAGCACCTGATGCAAGTACATCAATACTATCAACAGTAGCACTTGTAGAAGAAGGAATAGATTCTACAATAAAGTTACCAGTATCTGTTGGTTGATGATATGCATTACCATCTGGAGTTAAATATCTTCTAAGACCAGTTATACTTTCAATACTATTAACTTCTAGTTCGTTAAAAGAATTAAAAGTTTTTCCTTTAAATTTAGGTCCAATAAAGAAAGGAAATCCTAGTTTTTTATCATTACTATCTACAGTAATAAAATAAGCATAAACACCTTGTGGATATTCTGGGGTTACACAAAATCTGCCATTTTCACTATCCAATCCTTGAACATTAGGAACAAAATAATAATCTTCTTGAAAAGACCCCATCGGATAATTAGCACGTAATCCTGGAGAAGTATTACGTCTTCTTATAGAATTTGATGGTAAAGCGTTGGCATTAAATCTTAAATACCCTGATGATAATTTAATAATATCAGATGACCCATCAGTAGCAATTGAATGACCATATGGACCATATATTGGTGAACCATCTAATGCCCATCCAATAATTGGAGAATGTTGTTGACCTACAACAGGAGTATTTGTTAAATTGGGAATAACTCCATCAATTGATAGTTTTTTAGGAGATCCTATAATTGAAAATCTTTTTTCTCTTTTATTGCCAACAATAGCATCAGATAGTAAAAATGATCCATCAGATGAGTTGTAATCAGAATTATTATTAGAATCCCAATTATTAAGAAGATTCCAACGTTGAACATTTACCTGAAGAATCTCACCACTTCCTTCTTCAGTAATTACTAGTGTAGTAGTAAATGGATTGTAATTAAGACCAGGATTAGTAATTACAAAATTGGTTACTATTCCTTGTGCAGAATTAAACTCTGAAACAACTTGAGCACCGACTCCACCACCAGAACTGTCAACAACAGTTACTGTAGGAGCTGATTTATAAAATTGACCACCATTGACAAGATCTACATTAGTAATTTGTCCATTTTCAATTGTGAGCAAACCACTCGCACCACGCCCCTTAGAAATTTGATATTCTGGATCTAAAGTATATAAAGAACCAACATTATCTACATTTACTTTATAAATTGATCCAGATACAACAACTTCAACATCTACGGGAATTGTTGGAACAGTTTCGGAAACAACTTGAAATTGAGGTTGAGTTGTATACCCAGTACCTGGATCTAAAATTCTAATTTTAGAAATTTGTCCATTGACAACTAACGGTGAAAGAATTGCATCTCTAAAAGGAACATTAGGATCATTTGAACCTGATTTTGTTATAACGATTGCAGTATTTGCACTATACCCTTCTCCTCGGTTCTTAATATAGACATTAGTTACTGAACCATTAACACCCAATGAAATCTCAGCAGTGGTTCCTACTGGATCTGATGGATCGATAATATTTCCATTAGCATCTGTTAATTTAGTAGGTCCGTCTAATACGACTGTAGGTGGATTATGAACATTGAAACCACTACCACCATCTAAAATAGATACACTTTCAACTTCTCCTCTAATAAAGGTATTTGCACTCTTCCAACTTAAAATTGCAGTTCCATCTCGCAAAACTCCAACTGTAGTGTTTACTGGAATATCTTCTTTATCATTTTCATTACTTTGATTAAATACTTTTGGTATTTTTACAAAAACATCTTCTTCTTTGATTAATGAAAGTGATGTGTTATATGTAATGTCATAATAAGGAATAGATGATAATGCCATGTATACCGAAGTGGTATCTGAATAAATCTTAGTGACACCTGCAACTAAAGAGTCATTTAATTTAAGAGGTAGTACATCATTAAATTCCCATCCGCTAACAATTAAATTAGAATCAACGAGAATATTACTAACAAACCCTAAATCATTCTCTTGATATCCGATATTGTTATTTTCAATTGTAACATCAGAGATACCAACATAAACTACAAAAGAAGATCCAAGATCATCACTTACAACTGCCAAAGATGATTGGTCATATACTAAATCACCTAAAAGTAAATTAATTTCTCCAGTTGATTGAAAATTATCTACAACAACGTCTAAAGAGTCATCACACTCAAAATAGTTACTTCTTTTACCAGTATATGTTACTACATCTTGATTAATACGTAAAAATCCTTCACTTGGAAATCCATACGTAGAATCAACATACAATCTCCTTTCAGAACCGACAGTTTCTGGAATTGCAGTAATTACTGTAAATTCAGTGGGTAAAAGATTTTGAGCATTTGATATTTCAAACTCATATACTTGACTAGCAAATGAGAATACATTCTCTACAGTTTGAACTGGAAATACTAAACCTTTTTGAGTAATACTTCTTCCAACTAAACTGGAAACATTAAAATTATCTAAATTTTCTAATCTAACAATATCTTTATTCTGATAAGTTGCTTCAGATGGAGAATGCAGATTTTCTTTATAATTACGAAGTTCAGGTTTCTTTTGGAACAGAAATTTGAAGTAGAATTCAATTCCACTTGGAGTTCCTTTAGAAAGATAAAAATCTTTTGCTTTTTTTAAGATTTCATTAATATTTACAGACCCTACGTTATCATTTAAAATATTTGATGGAAAATCTACCAAATAGTTAGATCTTAACTGCTCAAGAAAATACAGTATATAAGTAAATGACTGATTGTATACTATAGATCCAATATTGTGTGCTGCAGGAGTTGTTTCATTATTTGAAGTAAATCCATCCTCATATGTAAGGGTGTTGTAAGTGAATCCTCTAGTACAACCAGTAAAAGTTGTAATTTTGTCACCATTCCCATCAGTACTATAAACTCTCTTTTGGTAAATGATAACTTCGTCATCAATTTTCAATAATCCTTGAGATCTTGGGAATTCTACATGATTAGAAACAATAATTTCAGTATCAACACTATCAATACTTTGAACTAGTGATGATGAAGCATCAATACCAGTATACGTATCAATATCAACTAATTTTTGACTTCCATTAAGAATATCTAAAGGATTACCATTGGTTTCTAAAAACCTATAGTAATCTTTTAAAAAATTGATAAAATTTGGATATTCTGAGGGGAAATAGGTGGGGACCTGCCCAATAACAGAACTTGATACTTTTAAATCGTTAAACATATTTAACTAGATACTGGAATTTGACCGACACCTGATGTTCTAGACGATGATGTTAATGCATCTAAAATAACACTAACGTTAACTCCTGCCTGATCAATTGAAAGATATAAATCTCTTAATGCCATAATGTCATTTGACTTTGGAGTTACCGATACAGTAATATAACCTGTATCACCGATGACTGAATTAATATTGATAGCATTAATATTTATTTCACCTTTTGCGTAGTCAATACTGCCAATATTTTTACTGTAATATTTTTTCTCACTTCCATCATACCTGAAAATAGAAATAATATTAGTATTTTCAATTTTTTCAAAATAAAACACATAATTTGCATTTTGTCCCGTAATTTTAAATCCAGAAGAAATTATGTCACTGTTTTCTGAAATTCTATTACCATAACAAACTTCATATGAAGCAAAGACATTAGAAATTACTTGGAAGTTTTTCCTAATGCGAATTCTAGTAATATTGGAGGTAATGCCATTATCAGCATTATCAATATCACTGATCAGTTTACTATACTTAAATTTACCATTAAATCTATTAAGATCATTAGTATTTCCAAATGCAAGAATAGTTGCCTTTACTGCATTTTCAATTTCTTGTGCATTTTTTCTTGATTTGTTATTATCGTAGTATACGAATGAATCAATATCAAGATACAGGTATGAAGGATCAATAACTTCTGGAATTACTGTAAGAATTGAATATTCTTTAATATCTCTTTTTAATGACTGTTTTGCAGTTGTAGTAAGAGTTTCTGCACCAAATGGTTTTGCAACAATAAACACTTTACCATATTGTGGAGGATCTGCTTCTTCTCCTCCATATACAGATAAGGACTCAAGGTTTGGTGAAATTTGAGTAACTAGGGTCTCATAATCTCTTACAGTGACTGCTCTATTCTGTGCTGAGTAATATCTAGGAGCAAGATACTTGATGGAAGTAACATCTTCAGGATTACCACCACCTGTAGATGGATCTACTACAGTTACTGTTGGATTTGTTTGTGAATATATTGCACCACCATACTCTAATTGACCTGTAAATGTAAAATCACTACATTCATTAGATTCGGTTTTATTGGTTACCAAATACTCAATAGTAACGACATCCAAATTTCGCATTTTTCTACCAAATACACCATCACCAAAAATTAACTCAAACTGTTCGTTCTTATTCTCTTGAATAAAATAAACTCTATCATCACTATTCAATTCCGTAATGTTTTTAACATTGCTATATCGTTGAGGAACTGTAAAATCAACTTCATTAACGATAACATTTAATAGATCAACATCAGCATCTGCACTAGGAACAACAAACCTTTGCTTAGTTGATGTATCTACAGTATACTGTAGATTTAAAAAAGATCCTTGGTAAATTTCAAGTTCGTTAAATGTTACTTTACGAACACCAGTAGTATCAACATATGCTTCTCTGGTGATATCGTTTAGAACACTAAACATATAAGAACCATCACCATTACTACCAATAAATGCATTTCCTTTTTTTAATGTCAATGCTCCAATCTTTGGATTGACAATAATATCAAGAGTAACTTTTGCTACTGATGCCTTTGCTGATCTTGGTGTATATCCAACTAACTTTGCAAGAGAAACAACGTTTTCTCTAATAGAAGCACTATCGAAGAATACCTCATTAGCGACAAGGTTTGCATTCAGTGCTGAATAGTAAGTATTATATGCTAATACGTCAAGAAGTTGGGAAAGTACGGATCCCTCAAAATTATAATCAGTAAAAGTGTCAGATGAACGCAAAAATGCTTTCAAACTGCTTTTGACATCTTCAAAATCTAAATTTGTTACCTGATTAAATGCCATTATACTCTTTCTAGTACGAGGTTGAGGGATTGTTCATTTAGGGGAATTCCAACAATTCTATAATTTACAGTTACTTCTAAATTATTATTATCAAGATCTTGTAAAACATCAACATCAATTACTTCTACTCTAGGTTCATATGCATTTAATGCATCCTCAATATTTAATGTTAAATCATCAATTACAGTTGGATCAAAATTTTCAAATATAGACGAAGATAATGAAGCACCAAAAAATGGGCGAAATGGTCTTTCGCCCCTTGCAGTTAATACAATATTCTTGACTGCCTGTTTAATAGCATCCTCGTTTTTAATTACTGGCAAATCACCAGTAATGGGATGCTTATTAAAATTAGGATTCAAATCAACAAATTTTTTGGATATTCCTGCCATTTGACTCGTCTTTATACTTTATATATCTACTTTTTCTTGTCTTTTTTCTGTTCTACTGATTTTTTCAAGTAATAATCTGATTTTGGGTCCGTAATTAGGACCATTCCAGATTTTTTAAATTCTTCACTTTGATCAGGCACGGGTTGATTTGCCATTTTCCTCCAAATTAGTATAGAATAGAACTCTTTATATTTATTCACCCTGTTCTTCGGGTGTTTTCCAAAAATAATCATCAGTATCACCTAATCTGCCCCATCTGACACCACTCTCAACCTGATAGTACTGAGTAGACACTTTAAAATCTGGTACTTTTGGTTCTTGTGGTGTAAGGGATAGATCAAAGATCCTTGTCCTATTGTTTGGATACAATGCAAATTGACCGTTTTCCAGTTCAATGCAGT